TGAGTTGGTACACAGCCGTAAAAATTCCACGTCTTTCTTGGTATTTGAGATATACCAGCAGAACTTCTAGTATACTGAACTATAGTAACGTTAGTTTTAGGATTTTTATACTGCTCAACTATACTTTCAGGGTCTCTTGCTACGTATCCATAATGAGATGCCATAATCATCCACGGTCTTATTACAAAATCAGTAAATGAAGTATTAGTTTCTCTAAAAGATAAATTTAATGGTGCGTCAACCAGTGGTGCTCTATCTTTTAATACTGTACCTTGTAAAAATCCTCTATTATTTGGTATATTAGCTGAATCAGCTCGTAAAGTTTCACCACCTATGTTGAATCCATCTAAAAATATACAACCTACAATACCTTGATTCTTTAAATTAGTTGTTACACTTTTTGGTAAAGTAATATCGAACCCTGTAGATGATACCGGGTCTTCCAACCTTTGTATAATATCAGTAGTAAGCCCGGGAGGAAAAAATTCTATTAAAGCAATGAACTGTGTATTTAAAGGTATAGAATTAGACCATTGACCCAGACTATTTAAAAATGAATCTCTAAAACTTATTAATGGAACACCAGGTAAATTAGTACCTAATAAAGATAACCCAGGTTGAGCAACACTACCCCCTAAAAGATTGTTAGTTGCATTAGAGACACCTTGAATAGCATTACTTATAGAATTTAATATACCTGGCATAATAATATTTATGCAAAAAAAAAGCTCTCAAAAGAGAGCTTTAAAATATATTAAGCAGTTTTTCTAAAATAATGGTAAGATACTGTAACGTTAAATTTAACTACATCTCCTTGAGATTGTACATCATATTGTATTTCACCTACATCTTTAATTGCTACACCTACTAATTGTATTTGAGAAACTCTTTCTAGTTCTTTATCTAATAAAACTAAATCAATTACTGCATCTGCTGTTGGCATAAAATAATTACCTGTACTATCTGCATCATCAAAAGTATCTGAAGATACCTGTAAAAACTTTTCTCTTAAATTATATGATTCATCGCATCTAAATTCTAAAGAATAACTTTCACTGTTAGGGTAGGTAACTGTACTAGGCACGTTAAAATTTAATCCCATATATGGAACCTGGACATTACCTATATTTTTACCAGGTAAAGCAGCTGTTGTAGCATAAACTAAATCATCTTCATTAAACGTAACTTCTGAACCTCCGCCAAAATTGATATTTAAAACTCTAAATAAATTATTTCTTGCAAAGTCTTTAGTCTGAGCTTGTGTATAAAAACCTTGAATTGTTTGTGATGTATCTGCCATATAATTATTTAATCTGCATTATTAAAATTTCTTGTTGCAATAAATGCAAAACTATTTCTAGTTGTAAGGTTAACTGTGCTGTCAGATAAGTTAGTAATAAATACTCTAGCTTTACCTACTTCTGAATCTACAGCAGAAAGACCACCACCATTTGCTAACAAACCGTTTGATATAAAATCACCTGCATCTACCCCTGAAGGAAATACATCTAATATATCTCCTGCGGATATATTACCCACTGTTAAATCTTGTATATAAGTACCATTATCTGCAATACTAGCAGCGACTGTACTAAAGCTACCTACATTAACAGTAGATGAACTTATAGTTTCTGACCCTCCACCTGTACTTAATCTAATAACATCAGTCTGTAATGCTGATATACTTTGATTATTATTAATGGTATCTGATTGTAATGCAGTAATATTAGTTAATGCACCTGTTAAAGGTGTAATTACTGTCGAACTAAATGGTTCACTATTAGTTAATATTGAGCTAGTAAAATTTGAAAAAGATATTTTATTAGAAGTACCAGCACTGGTATCAACTAAATAAATAACATCGTTATCAGCTGCTAAAGTTACCGCATTTAAATCTGTAAGTCTACTGTCTGCCATATCATATATTTATACAGAACTCAATGTTAACCAACTAATTCATTGAAATCTGTACCTGTTTTAGTTGCAAAGAAGTTAACTAATATAAATTCTGCTGCCCTTACAGGTTTTAGATATATATCTACAATAAGTTCGTTTTGATCTATTACAGTCGGTGTATTATTTCTTTCATCACATACTAATAAGAAATCATATAAACCTTCTGTATTTTTAGCATTATCAAATATTGGACTCAATGTATTAACTACTCTTGTTCTAGTTAATAAAGTGTTAGGTTCAAATATAAAGAACTTAACTGTTTGTCTTGTAGCTTTTTCAAGATTTAAGAACAATCTTCTAACATTAATTCTATCAAATGCACTTGGCTTCTTAAGTAAAGTCTTTTGACCAAATATTACGAATCCTTCATTCGGGAAGAACGCAACTGGATTAACTGAAATTTTATATAACTGATCTCTTTGCTTTTGTTTCGGGTATAATGATAAATCATTTACACCTGTAACAATACCTCTTGTAAATCCTGCTGGGGCAAACCAAGGTTGGAAATTAGCATCTGTATTTGCCATTGAAGCTGCTGCAAACCCTGAGAACGGTGCATATATTTGATTATCTAATACACTATCATAAACTCTAACCCATTGTGCATATGTTGCTGCATAGCTTGTATTAACTATACTTGTATGAGCTTGAATAGGTTTAAGCATATTCAATGAGAAATTCTTGTTCGGATCATCTAAAGTTAAGAAATTACTACCTTGGACGAATATAGGTCTTGGTAAATCAGAAATAAACATATGATCTTTTCTACGCTTTTCTGCAAATTCAGCATATCTATCAAATACTGTCTTCCAATCAGCTCTAAAGTCTTTAGCTTCAGTAGTTAGATTATTAATAATATCTGAAGTATAGAAACCGTCCATTGCTGAAACTGCTGCTAAATCATCAAAGTATTTTTGCCCTGTACCACGTTCTAAATATTCTGATACTGCATTAATGGTACTCATACCACCGTCAACTGTTAAGTCAATATCAAATAGATCAACATTTTCTACACTATCAAATAATCTATCTAATTTTTGAGGTATACTTCCTAAATCTTTTGATTTAGTATTTTGACTTTGGAATGTACCTAATGGATATAAACTATCTGCTGGTCCCATATCATTTTCTGCGTTAGTTAAAACACCTGACAATGTTTGAGCTTGTGCTGTTGTTTTAACTCCATAAGCTGATGATAATGTTTGTATATTTAATTTGGCACTTGAATCATTACCAAACTTTGAATCTGATGTAAATCTAACCTTATTGGTAGGTTTGCCATTTACATCTAAATAAGTTGAACCATCTTCTCTGCGTGAAATATAATCATTAACCAACAACGTCAAATTAGGTGAAAAATCTTCTTTAGTTTCAATAAAGAATGGAACTGGTGAACCACCTTGTGGAGAATTAATTTGTCTATGAAAATCTAAAGTACCTACAAAACTTTCACTTAAAACAAAATCTAACTTAATAGTATCTGGTGTGAACGGTGATTGCCTCAATTTAAATAGACCGAAACTTAAAGTGTCATCAAAATCTGTATTTTCTAAATCAAATTGACTTAAATTTTCTAATACTTCTGATACACTATCATCTTCTTGGCCAAATGTTGAAGTATTATTATCAGAAATGGATGAAAGAGCAAAATCTAATCTAGCATCTGGTAATGTCGTATAGTTTGTTGTTTGTGTAGCTGATACTGCTACTGTTTCAACTGATAATGCGCCGTCAAAATCTGTTGCAGGATTTAAATTGGTATTATCTACTGCTCCTAAATAGTAACCTTGAAACTTTTCATCAATAACTGACTGTGATTTATTTAATGCTATAAATGCAGCTTTACCTAAATCTGCACTAGTTGAAAAACTATCAGTTACAATATCTTTCCATTCAAAAGTACGTTTTTGTAGAATATCAAAGTATTGATCTTCGGTTAATTCAAAATGAGTTGGTTTACCTATTAAAAATAAATTAGACGAAGGCGATTCAGTATATGTACTGTATTTAGCTCCATATGCTTTACCGTTAGCTCCTAATTCATTCGCTGTATTAATGTTAATAGCTTGAGACGGATAGGCTAAAGCACTATATTTATTACCAAATCCTCTACCTTTATTAGTACCATACGGTAATCTATATGTTTGAATATTAGCAGGGGATTGAAATAGAGGTCTTACTGAATGATAAAAATATCTTTCTGCAGGAGTCGTGGGCATGCCGTAAATTTGTTCAAATTCACTTTGACTTGTAACCTGAATTACTTCATCTGAAGGTCCTTGATCTGAAAAACCTGCTACCAAAACATTTGTTCCAGCAGGTAACACTGGTCTCAAACTTTGATCTATTTCTTTTATTTCTACACCGGGAGATTGTATTGTTCTAGCCATATATTATTATTTATCGTTTTTTAGATAAATATTATTGCAATTCTACTAGTAATTGTGAAAAAGCAAACTCAAAAGTAGTTTCTATTTCACCAGGCTCTCTATAATTATAATTAATCCCTCCGATTGAAACTGGAAATGCATTTTTATACGTAAATTTTACCGTGTTTTTATCAAATTCATCTTTTGTATATATGGTAAAATCTGATTGGTATAAGGTTGGCGGGGCAAATGACTTAGGATTATTTTGTAAAACTGCATCAAATTGAGGATTAGTTACTAAATCTTTACCGTTAAATTTAGATATTTTATCATCATTTAATAAATCTAACCATTTATATAAAACCCAATAATTGTTAAACTGATTATCGATAGTAAAATTAACTGTAACATTTTCATAAGGAGGCCTTGTATGTTTAGATATTTTAAATGATTGACCAGCATATCCTAACGTTTCATGCGGAACTTCAATTTTAGGTACTATAGAACCATATACAGAAAACTGTAAACTATCTTGTATAATTACGTCATCGTCTCTTTCTTCTAAACTCTCTTTACTTATATTTTTTAACGTTTCAGGTAAATTTAAAACTAATAAAAACTTATCTAATCTACTTTTATTAAACTGAGATTGATTTACGGTTGCCATAATTTATAACCTTTCATTTGTAACTCTTCTATTTCACTCGATGTATTTTTAGCATTGCCTATAATAATAGGTAATGTATTGCCGGTGCTTTGTTTTTCATTTGTATACATCGAAGTAGGGTTCATAAAATATTTAATACCGTAGTCCATTTGCTGTAGTTCTAATGGCCTATTATTTTTATCTCTTTTAATTACCTCAAAATACTTATCTACTATATCTTCTATAAGAATTACAAGATTCCACATAAGTGAGGTTACCAAATCATCGTGATACCCCTTTCTTGCATTCCATGTACCGTTTGGAGCTTTTATATATGTTTTTAATTCTTTAACTGTCCTTATATCATTTATTTGTACTGACTCTAATTCATTAATCCAATATCTCATATTGGTAACCGCTTTATATTTTGTATTAGTGTGTGAAATAACCCCTAATTGATTTTTAGATCTACCAGCTGTTGCTCCTCCCCATGAAACAATATTTTCATAGTCGTAAGAATTCTTTAAAATGTCAACTACTTGACCACCACTGTTATTTCTTTCAACACAGACCAATGGGCTACCCCAATGTTGTAAAATTTCATATACCTTTTCAGTAAAATTATAGGGTGAGATATTATTATTATGGTAAACTCCAACTTGCTTTATATTAGTTAAATCAGTATAATCTAATATTTGTATAACTGAGGCATCTTTACCTAACCCTTCACTAGTATCTACACTTGCTATATATATAGCATCTTCTTTAGGCTCTTCCCACAATAGATACTTACCTTCATCGAATATAAATTTAGGTTCAGTTGTATTACTATTAAGTTTTTCAAATAATTCATCATCTAACGAACTTTCCCCGCTAGACATAAATTGGCAATTAAATTCTTGTTCAAATGCTTCTGAACTTCCTATACTACTAATAGTTTCCTGCTTCCATTTTTGATTTCTACCAGGTACTTCATTCCAAAGTATTTTATCATGTGCCCAACCATTTTCATTATTTTCTGCACCGGCATAAAGCTTATAAAATAAGTTATCAGTACCGTTAGCAGTTGACGCTATAAAAATTTTAGATTTTTTAGACGACGATACGATAGGGTATACCGATTTCCAGAAATC